GTGGGTATTGCTCATGATACTGCTGCTGTATGGACAACTTACGATGCTGCTACTGATACAATTTATGTATACGATGCATATGCCGGTAATGCCGATGTACCTTCCATGCATGCTACTGCTATTAACTCCAGAGGTAAATGGATTCCAGTAATTCTACCTCATGATGCTGATAATACAGAGAAAGGTTCAGGTAAGACTGTTGCCATGTATTATCGAGAAGCTGGTATTAATGTTCAAAATGAAACATTCCACAATCCACCAGATGTATCGGGGAAAGTAAACAATTTCGTAGAGCCCGGCATAATGGATATATTGCAAAGAATGAAAACAGGACGCTTTAAGATTTTCAAAACCTGTGGACGTGTATTTGAAGAGATGCGTAGGTATCATCGTAAAGATGGTAAGATCGTTAAGAAGTTTGACGATACAATTGATGCTATGCGTTACTCATCACTATCCGTTATTAATCGTGGTATTAGTGAGGGTGAAGGTTCAGCAGGATTCAACTCTGCATATAAAGATATGTGGAATAAAGATAATTTCAATGTGAACTATTAATACTGGAGATTTTATGTCTAAGACTAATAACGTAACAGGCAATGTAAAATTAAAAGATGACCTGTTATCATCAGTCCAAGCACAGTTAGGCATCTACCACAATCATGCTATTGGTTATCATGAAGGTGAGTTAGGTGTACGAACTCGTATGGCTTGGGAATACTATTACGGTAAACTACCAGAGCCTGTGACTCAAGGTTCAAGTCGTTGGGTTGACCGCTCTGTATGGGAGTCAGTCAATGGAGCTTTACAAGAACTTATTAGTGTATTTACATCAGGAGAAGATGCAGTTAGGTTCGCACCTATGCACTCTAGTGATGCTAATGCTGCTCGTGCAGCAACTAAGATGGTTAATCAAATTCTATTAAGAGATAATCCAGGTTACAATGTGTTACATGATGCTTTTAAAGAGTGTTTAATTTCAAGAGTATCTTTTATCAAACGTTACTGGACAACTGAAAAGAAATACTTTGAAGAAGAGTTCGAAGATTTAAGTCAAGAAGAGTATGATGCTTTCTTGATGAACCTAGATGGTGATATTGAAAAGATCTCTACAGAAGAAGATGAAGATGGTAAGTTATATGGTTCATTAGAGTATTGTAAAACATATGAAGGTGTTCGTGTTGAGTATGTTCCTTTTGAACAAGTATTAATTGAACCAACAGCTACATCTTTAAAAGATACTAACTATATTGCTCATCGTGTTCGTAAATCTAAAGATGAACTTATTCAAATGGGTTTCAATAAAGAACGTGTAGAAGGTTTATCAAGTGCTACCTCTGATATCGAAGCAGGTGTTATTGCTAACGCTCGTATTAATAACTTATCTCCATTAAACGTTAGTGATGTCTTATCTGTAGGTGATGAAAAAACAGATAAGATTTGGTTACATGAACACTAACTTCGCACATCTTTAATCAGTGGTAAATCAGAAATTCTACAAATCTTTACTGTCCATAGTGAAGTGTTAGAAGTAAACCGTGTTAGTGAGATGCCTTTTGAAATTATGACTCCATTCCCAACCCCTGGTTCTATTTGGGGTGAGAGTGTATATGATATTACTAAAGATATACAAGATTTAAATACAAACCTAGTACGTGGTATTATTGATAATATCATGAATGCTAACTTCCGTCGTTACATGGCAGTTCGTGGTGCGTATGATCGACAATCTCTATTGAATAACCGTCCAGGTGGAGTTGTTGAAGTACAATCTCAAGATGCAGTTCGTCCTATGGATTATCATCAGTTACCAACTGGTATTTATGATCTATTAGAATATGCTGAACAGAAGAAAGAGATTCGTACTGGTGTATCTCGTGTAGGTCAAGGTTTAGATCCAAATGTATTTAAAAATGATAATTCAACTGCTACTGTAAATATGGTAATGTCTGCTGCACAGAATCGTTTACGTATGATTGCTCGTAATGTTGCTCAACGTGGTATGATGAATTTAATGTTAGGTATTTATGAATTAGTTCGTCAAAATGGTGAACAACCAATTCGTGTAGAGACAGTACAGGGTGATTTAATTATTATCCCTAACACTTTACCGCAACGACGTGATATGATTGTTGCTGTAGCGGTAGGTGAAGGTGAACGTAAAGAACGAGCTGCTGCTTTACAATCAATGTTTATGGCAATGAATCAATCTCCAGAAATGAAACAATTCTTTCAACCACAGAATGCTTTCTTTATGGCAACACAAATGTTTGAGTCAATGGGTATCTATGATGTTGAGAACTTCTTAACACCAATGGATAAATTACCACCTCCTCAGCCTAATCCAGCAGAACAAATGGCTCTACAGAAGTTATCAGAGGAAATTAAACAGTTCCAAGCAGTAACTCAGAAGACATTATCTGATATTCAGAACGAGCGTGAGAAACTTGTATTTGAGCAACAGAAGACTGCTGATGAAGTATCTATGAAGAAAGAACAATCTTATAGCCAACAAGATGAGATGGCAGATAGAATGCGTCTTGAAGAACGTAAGTTAATTTTGGAAGAAAGCCGTATTCAATTAGAGAGAGATCGTTTAGAACTTAAACGTCAAGAACTTTTACTTGAAGCACAAATAGAAGTTAAACAAGCTCGTGCTGTAGGATTAGGACAAAGTTAATGAATCAACGAAATTTAATTTATAAAGTAAAGCTTTTGATGGAAGGTGGAGAAATCTCCACACTTCTTAATGAAGTAAAGAATGATATAGCTCTTGAGATAATTTCCACTCAATACAAAGAGAAAGAACGACGTGAGGAATTATACATGCTAACTAAAGCTGTCGATGCTTTTACAATGAAGCTACAAGAGTATGTTAATAAATTTGAACAGGGGAATGAATAATGTCCGAAGTAATTGATACTGTAATTGAAGATTCAATGGTTCTTGATATTGGTAATGTAGACTTCTTTTCTTTAGAGGATTCTAATATTGCAGTAACTGAAACTGTTAAGAAATATGCTCCTGAAAAGAAACAGGTTCCAGTAGTAGAAGAAATTGTAGAAGAAGATTCAACTGAAGAATCAGATCCTGATGCAGATGCTGAAGATATTGATTTTGATAATCTATCTGAAAGTGAAGAAGTAGAAGAGGATACTGAAGAATCTTCAGAAGAAGTTGAAGAAGAAGAAGAAGAAGAAGAAGGTGATGTAGAAGTTACAGATGAAGATGGTGAAGAAGTAGACTATGAGAGTTATGAAGAAGTAACACTTCCATCTGGTGAAACTGTTAATCTAGCTGAAGCTGTTAAAGGTTATCAAGAAGCTAAGAAATTAGAAGCTGCTAAAGCAGAACTTGCTACTCAAAAAGAAGCATTCGAACAAGGTTCAAAAGATATTGGACGCTATTTAGAATTGGCTAAATTAGAAGCACAACGTGTTATTGATGATTATAAAGATTTTGATTGGAATGATCTAGCTAAATCAGATCCAGCATCTTATGTTGATAATCGTGAATTCTTAGAGAAGTATCAGCAACGTCATCAAGAAATTTTAAAAGCTATGCAGAGTATTGAAGATAAACGTGCATCAGAAGCTGAAGCTGCTGTAAAAGAAAAAGCTCGTGAATGTGTTACAGTTCTTGAACGTGATGTTCCAGGTTGGGGCCCAGATTTATATAAAACTCTAATGTCTTATGCTGTAGAAAATGGTGCTGATCCTACTGAAATTCAGCAATGTGTTGATCCAGTTGTATTTAAACTTTTACATAAATCAATGCAGTTTGATAAAGGTAAGGCGGTAGTAAAAGCTAAAATTAAAAATGCAGTTAAATCTCCATCTAAAGTTGTTCGAGCTACTGCAAAAGAAGATAAAGTTGTAGATCAACGTAAAATCACTATGACTAAGAAGATTCAATCTGGTCAAGTGGATTCTCGTGATGTTGATGCAATGTTTAATATGTTAGAAGATTAAAACAATTTGTAAGTAATTGTAAAATATAAGCTTTTAAATAGAGTACGTACATGGGTGTAATTGTGATTGATAAATATTCAACACCCATTATTTTAAATAGTAAAGGAGAATTAAAACTCATGGCAACAATGACTTCATATGATTTGAATGGTAAGAAACTATCTTTCGCTAACTGGATCTCTAACCTGTCACCTACTGATACACCTTTTGTATCTATGACTGGTAAAGAAGCTATCCAGCAGACTTTGTTCCAGTGGCAGACCGATACTCTGGCCCCTGTTGACGTAGCTAACGCTGTCGTTGAAGGTGCATCAGCAGTAGAAGGTGCATCAGCTACTACTTCTGTTAAAACTAACGTTACTCAGATTCTGCGTAAGGTTGTAAAAGTTTCTGATACTGCTAACGCTCTGGCTAACTATGGTCGTGGTCGTGAACTGCAATACCAGATGGAAAAACGTGGTAAAGAAATCAAGCGTGACTTGGAAGCAATTCTGTTGTCTGCTCAGGCTAAAGTAGATGGTGACTCTGTTACCGCTCGTAAGACTGCTGGTTTCCAAGCACTCGTTGCTGCTGATAGTGTGGCAGATCCAGATACTGGTGCAGTTGTTAATAAGACTACTGCGGTAGCAGGTACTGTTACTGAAGCTGAATTGTTTGACCTGACCTATAACCTGTATTTGTCTGGTGCTAATACTGATACCATCATGTTCCATCCGAAACATGCTTCGTTCTTCAGTTCACTGCAAGAAAAGACTGGTTCTAGTAATCGTCTGCGTATGTTCGAGAATACTCCTAAGCTGAGTGTTTATGTTAGTTCTTTGGTAGATCCGTTGGGTCAAGAGTTCAAACTGATTCCTAACCGTTTCATGCCTGAAGATGCATTCTACTTCTTCAACCCTTCCGATTGGACACAGATGGTTCTACGTGCTCCTACTCGTGA